TGTCCGGGGACAAGGGACGCTTCGTCCACATCAAAGACGAGGTTGCCAGCGAGGGCCAGATTGTCGATTGCCATACGAACGTGACCGTTCATCAGCATCTGTGCATCTTCCATGTTCTCAGCTACACCGACACCCCAGATTTGATAGGGGTTGATTTCGAACGGAAACGACTGATACGGAATACGTGCTGGTGTGAAAGGATTGACTACACAACGTAACACAGTTGTGCCACAGACCCAGACGTTAACCTGCATCTGATCAAACTCAGACATGTCCTCTGCGCCTTCGAAGCCTACTTCTTTTGCAAACTTCGAGTCTAGGACACCCCAATACTCAAGAACTTCGTACCGATTCTCAGAGATGTGAGGCTCTGTTTCATCTTCACGGATTGTGTCTTCGTAGTATTTGTCTTCGTAGTTTGGCCCTTTTGCGAGGCACTCTTGAACTGCTTCTGCGTCGAAGTGGGGACGCATGATAAGGCTGCGTAGCTGCTGCCTATTCATACGGTGTCGTTCAATGACGTATTCGCAGTCCTCTACAGACGTGGCGGATGGATCAGGATGAAAGTCCCAACAAGAAACATGTTCGATACGAGGAACAGTGCGTTCGTACGGGGTGTACTCACGTTCACCTTCTTCGTTTGTTGTCCACTTGTGTACTCGCTTATAGAAGTTAAACGGGCCTTTGATCACACCCGTACCAAATAGAGAGGCTTCGAAGATAGCCTTGCGAAACTCACTGACGGCATTGGTATCAAGCAACTGATCGTGGATACACTTCTCCATCTTTCGTGCTTGCTCTTTAGCAGGTTCGAACTGTGGCTCACCTACGCGAGACTTACCCGCAAGTACCATATCACCAAAGTCTTTTCCGTACGATCCTAACTTGTGTGGATCATCTGCTTTCATAGCACCGGGTGCTAATGCTCTCCCGTCTCCCGGAAACCCGTAGGGGTCATCCGGCTGTTGAATTGCTTCATCAACAGGAGTACGCATGTGAGCAAACTCTTCGATGCCTTCCGGCATAGGAGTTGACTCTACGACAAGTGGAAACTTCTTATTGGCAAACAAGATGTCGATAATTTGTCCGTACGCAGCAAGAACTTTTGTCTTGGTGATTTTGATAAACACCTTTGACTTTTCGCTGTCGCGGTACTGCGTTGTGGTATCATAGATTCCACGAAAGTTTTTGTACGCTTGCAGCCACCGCTGTTCGTTTGAAAACCGTCCGTTTTCTGCGTCGTCAAACCGTGCCCGTATGTGGCCCGCAAGTCCGGGCATTTGTTCTGCAGGGCTAGTAATCGGAATCGCTCGTTCGTCTTCCGGCTCTAAAAAATTATCGGCCATGTCGCTTCCTTAGTAGTCGCGTTCGTCTGCCATCTTAAACAGTGAAGCTTCCACAGTTGGTTTGGTTTGTTTCTTAGGCATAGCTTCAATCGTTGATCCTGTTTGGACACGAGTATCAAACTCTAGCTTTTCGCGGTAGAGTTGTGTTGCGCCTTCGTCTTTATCAACGCTGGTTTTGTCTGCGTTCATAATGTATGATGCGCCGTAGTTGTAGTTATTACCGGGCATAGGTTTCTCTCCCCTATGGTTGTGGTTGTTGTTCTGTATCTAGGAAACTTTGACGTGGTGCGTCTTCCATAGGATACGATGCAAACTCTGGTTTAATCTGTCCCAGAGCATCTGTTTGAGGAGCAACGTCTGTTCGCGGGCCAAGTCCTGATCCACTGGGGGCCGTAGCCCTCTGGCTCTCTCTAAATTCTCTATCACTGAAAGCCATTCCGGGGGGTGCTACCAGTTCTGATGCCCCTGCCCCAACGCCCTTCACAGCAGCCATAAATTCACTATCACCTTGTGCTTCGGCTTCTTCGGATGCTATGATTGCGCTTGACCCAACAGCGACGGGTAGAATAGCCTTGCTAATCTTGCCAGCCCGCGCTAGCATCTTGTCCCAAATCCCAAGTGCCTGAAGTTTTGCCTTGAGTTCAGGGGATACCTTGTCGATGGGATTCTCAGCAGCAGGGTCTAGCTTTGCGGCGTTGGCAGCACGTTCTTGTGCCCTAATTTCTTTTTCGCGGATACGGCGTTGCTCATCGGCCCTGATTTTCTCTTCGTCAACTTCTGCAGCCCTAGCAATTTCTTCGGGGGTTACGGAAGTTTTAGCTTTTATCGCTGCCGCCTCTGCTTCAGCTACTGTTGTCTTAGCAGTCGCTTGTCGTGCCTGTTCTTCAGCTTGGATTGTTTTTTTCTGATCTTCAATTAACGCAGCTTTGTCTTCGTCAGACAACAGGTCTATGTTTATATTTTTTTGTGTAGTACCAAAGTCACCAATTGCAAAGCTAGAAGGATTTTCAAGAAGCTTGGGAATATCTGTCGAGGGTGCAAGACCCGCATAATTTCTACGAAGAATGCTGTCATTGACATGCCCCATCATTCCCTGTACAAGTCCCTCTGAGACGTTGTATTGATCTAACATAATTTTCGGAACAATAGATCGTACAGCAGAAGGAGTAGTAACTGGCTTTTCTGAAAGTTGTACTCCGTCTGGGCCTTCAACCTTTGTTTCTGCAAGGGGTAGTACATCTGAAAAAGGTTCAAGGCGAGGAGTTATATGCTTGGCAAACGCATCATTAAATTTTGCGTCACTGGTATCAAACAGAAATTCTGATTTCGAAGAGTCTAGGTTTCTTTTAAGAAGTTGACCAGTCGGAGAATCTAAATCAAAACTAAGTGCAGGTCTTCCCTTTTTATCAGTCTTTGTTACTTTTTTACCCGCTACTGTTATTGTGCTGCCTGAAACAGTAACATCTGATTTTCTTAATCCCTGTAGCTGAGAAGGTCTGTTTGACGTTGTCGCGTGATACCTTACAAGATCAGCAGTAGCTTGTCCGTATTCCTGTTCAATAAGCGGTACGGCTTCAGCGTATATCTTGGCAAAGTCTTCCATTGGAAGAAGACCCCGCATAGGACGTTCACCAGCCATACCTGTGCGTTGAGTTCCAGCTACAGTTCCTGCACCTGTAAGCTGGGGGTACATAGGTTTTTCCAACTCACTCCCCGGAACCTTTTCCATGATTCCAGAAAGCCCATACTTATTACGTAAATCTACTATGCTATTTTCTAATGCTTGAAGATTAGGCGCACGGTTAGATTTATCAGGACTGCCTTCTTTGGTAAAAAGAGTTAGAACATCATCCGCCTTGAGGTCTTTAAATGGCATGGTAACATCCAAGCCCATCTTTTTAAAACCAGAAGTAAGTGCGTTTATTCTTCCTTTTGCATTTTTACTAATTGTCGGACGTGATGTAGCAAAGCTGATAGCCTCTTCCACCGTAGCGGTACCAGCCTTCATCTTTTCTACAAACTCTATTTCAGTGAGTGCCATAGGTTAGTATCCGAATACTTCATCTTGAACTTGGTGAACGTGGTTCTTTATCGAACTTAGCTGTTGGTGTATTGAAGTGTAACCACTCATGCGTGTCATCATTCCATAGCGCAAGGCATCGTATGCGTGATCCTCTGCCTTCGTATCTACGTCTTCGCTGTTTGTTTTGGAAAGAGGAATGCCAGCAATCTGCTTGACGATGTTCTGGCATGTAGAAAAGAAACGAATGCGAGGTTCTTCTGTGTATGGATTGTCAGCTAGGCGTCGATGTATTTCCATCTTGCCTTGAATGCGATTGCGATCTGCAGGAGTCCAACGAACACCTGACCTCATCATCACCTCTGCAATTGAAGGCCCAAAACCTGTCTTGTTCCAGCAAGACGAGTCAAGGACTGTGTAGTGAGGTAGTGGGTCTAGTTGTTCTGCTTCTAGTATTCTATCAGCTAGTTGCTCTGCTGTCAAGTGTTTTTGATATAATTCTCTATAAATCCAAATATTGTCATCCCAGTCGATTGCACCCCACAGGACACATGAGGGTGCTGCATAGCCGTAGTCGGCCATCCGTATGCGCGGCCAGTTCGTCGGAAGTTCGAATGGTTCGACAACATGCTTGGCTCGTGAGAACTCCGGGAAGGCTGCTCCCTCTGCTACGTCCCAGTCTCCTTCGAGAAGTCGTCTGCGTTCGACATCGGGCAGCGATCTCAACATAGCTTCGTATTGACCGTCTGCCATCAGGTGAGGATTGTCAGTCAAACGGGCCGGA